GAGAGTGAGGAAGATGCTATGCAATCTATAAGAGGAAGAGGGGATGAGATAAAGAAGATGGACTTGTTTGATTAAGCATCTTCTCCCATAATAGATTTATATAAATCAGTTACATCATCCACTTTGAATTGTAATTTATTTTTTCTTTGTTTTAATATTTTCTTAAATCTTCTTTTTAAAATTTGAGAAAACCCTATACTCCTAGTAGTTATTGGAGTTGATGGGTTAGTCCTATTCCATTCTCTCACATCCTCCATTGCTCTATCCCATTCTCCATTATCTATTAATTTATTAATAGCTGTAACTGCATAAGATTTCTGTCCAGTTAATCTCTCTTCTGTCATCCCCTCTGTTTCAAATCTTCTCATAATCATACTTGGAGTCTGCCCTAATAGATTGGCAAATCTTGATGGCAATCTCTTTATAGCATCAGAGCCATACGTAGACGCATCATTTTCAATGCCTTGAACAAGCCTTATAGAACTCTCAATTTCCTGCAATGGAGTTGGAGAAAGTAGGAAAGCCATTGCTTTAGTCGGGCTCTTAACAACATCAAAAGCTGAAGATAGTATATCTCCTTGCATTCCTAGAGCACCAACAGCCGCTAAGTTATTCATAAATTGAGAAAAGTCCTCAGGTATAGCACCGTCTGGTTCATATATATCTTCACCACTTAATATTTTTTTCAAATACTTCTTAGCAGTTATAACAAATGCTCCACCAGCATAGCCTGCTACTCCCATTCTAAGCATAGATAATACATTCCCTCTTTTTAAATCCTCTCCCAATACTGTCTGTATAAGCTTAAACTGTCTCGGGCCAAACCTTTTAAACTGTGTAAATGGAGCGCTTTTAGGATTGCTCAATATTAGAGGGTCTTTTAATATATCTTTCTGAAGGTTCATATCTTTTGCAAATCTTGTTATCCCTCCTGACATATTTAAACTTTTAAATGGCGTCTTATGGCTTAATCCCATCCTAGCTAATTTGTCTATAGCCCAACCTCTACGTGCTTGTATCTTAGAAGTGTTAGCCATCTTATGCAAATCTTTTATAAAAACTCTACCAGTAGCAGCCGCAGTCCACTGGTTAACCATATTAATACCAGTAAAACCACTCCACTTTGATAGAGCGTTTGTAATATTAGATGCTAAGCCAGTTCTAGCACTTGTACCTATCATCTCATTTAATAAATTGTATTCAGTCGCACCCGATTCTCTAATTAATTTCCTAACTTTAGGGTCTGTTAGAGAAGCCATACCTTTAAAAAATCTCCAATATCCTGCATCTAACATAGAAGATATCATAGGCTGTGTTATGTTAGGAATTGTAGCAGTACCTAATGCTATCTTAGTAGATGTTTCAAATTGCATAAGAGTATTGTACGCCTCTTTAACTTTTGGAGAGTAGTTCATGGCAGGATTTTTATGGATAGAGCCAGTCACGTGCTCATGTATATTCTGCATGATATCTGCTTCATGTCTATTATCACGAGCTTCTACTGCTTTACGTGATGCTGCAAACTTTTCACCTCTCTTACCAAAAAATTCAACCTCAGCTATTCTCTTAGATGCTCCGTAGGCATATCTATTATACAAAGCTCTCCAATCTCTTTCATAAAATTCTTTTGGAAGATTTTTAGCACCACCTTTAGAGTCCCTAGCTTTCTCAAGGTTGCCAAATGGATTAAATAAATCGTTATAGGAGGCTCTACCAACCTTAGCAAACGCTCTAAGAGCAGCAAATTCACCAGCCTCCATATTTCTTTTAAGAGCTGTTTGAGTTGTCTTATCAAACTGAGCATTTCTTATTAGATTCTCTAACTGCCTTGCTTTTTCTGGGTTATTTTTTATCCACCCTTTTGTATTCTTATACGAATCAAAAAGATTTGCAGCTGAATTTATCTTGTTAGCTATTTTCATAGTATCGTTAAATATTATTTCAGCTATCTCTGGTTTTAACATATATGGAACATAATTCTGTACTTTTCCTGGAACTTCTATCCCAGCCTCTTTAGCCATTTTCCATATAGAATTAGTTAGAAAGTCCCACTCTGGTAACTTACCTTGCTCTTTTAACTCTGTTATATTTTCCCAGTAATCTTTTAAATTATCTTTATATCTTCTGTTCTTATTAAAGCCAAGATTTCTAAGTTCTTTTCTTGTCGGGTCTGGACGCCCAACTCTTCCTAGTGTTGTCTCTTGTATGTCATTACCTCTCTCAATAAGTTTACTAAATAGTTCTGCTTTTCTAGTGAGAAAATTGTTCACATCGAGGACATACTTTCTACCCATAGGGTCTTTTATCCTCATCTCAGCTCCTCTTAAGGGCTCTAAAAACTTAGCAACTGCCTTAGGTAAGTATGCATCTACAAAATTATCCTTAGGAACATTAACAACCTCAACTCCATCAGATTGCAATTTCTTTGCACTTCTTTTTATATTAGATTCTAACTCAAGTTTCTTTCTATAGTTAAATAACTGAGCATCTGTTGCTCCATTTAGAGTCGCATAGTTACTCTTCTCATTTGTAAATACTCTTTTTCTAGATATTTGTTGAGACTCCGTTGTTTTACTATATCCTAATTCTTTTTCTAATTTATTTATATCATTAATTTTACCAGTTCTTATATCCTCCATGCTTTTTTGAGATTCTTTTCTTGTGAATAATTTATGAAAAGTATTTGTCTTCATTGACATAGATTTATTATTACTTATATCTCTTAATATATATGTATCATTATTTGTTTTTCTATCTATTTGTACTTTACCAAATCCTTTTTTACCGCTACCGAATATATCAGATACCCAAGTATCCTTATATAGTTGAGCCTCTATATCATGCTTCTCAATTCTTTCTGCATATGACTTCGCCTCATCTTTACCCATCTTATATCTAACTTTAGATGGTCTCTGTTCAAATAATTTTTTAATCTGTGCAGGGCTAGAAAATAATTTACTACCACCTTTTACACCTAGAACAATCCCAGCCGTATGTAAATAATCTTGAGGAGTTGGGAGTTCGCCTTCAAAAAGAGGAGGTAATGAGCCAATTGCTCCAACTTCAGCGGCTACTTTAGTAAGAGAACTAGCACCTCTAGCTGTTAAAGTCCCTCCAATGCCTCCAGATACAGCTCCTAAAACAGCTCCATGCATAGCTCTTTCTCCAACCTTCTCAAAATCTATTTCGCCAGTATCTATCTGTTGTCTCAATGCATTCCCTAGTCCCTCATATGTAGCAAATACTCCAGAGCCAGCACCTATTTTACCAGCGATAGCTTTCCTTACTGCCTTAGTAGCTAACTTACCTGGAACTCCAGCTCCAGTAAATGACTTGAGAGCTACTTTACCTACGGTTCCAGCTACTTTGCCAACAGGCCCGAGAGCCATCCAATCAGTAGGAACCATTAAAGATATAACTGAGGAAGCTAAGTCTTCTATAACGCCAGGGTTCCAGTCTTTCATATTAAATCTTTTTTTACCAGAAACTAGTTCATCTGCTGTGCCAGTCAGAGAACGATTATAACCTTCTCTAATAATTTTTGGCAAATATTCAGCATAAGATTTACCCATTTCTTTATTATAATCAGAGACTTCATTCTTTAACTGTGGATTTGCCCTCATTATATTGAGGAATAATTGCTCGTCATTTGCAGTATCTTCAGGAAATCTATTCCTGTACATACCGATTAAACTTTTTTTTGTATAGGCTGCCATTATTATCTTATAATATCATCTAATCCATATAAAAATTGCGTTCCTGTTGGAGATACATCCATCATCCTTGTCGGTTCTCCGTATATCTGTCCACCAGTTCTTCTAGGGTAGTCCATAAGAAGTTTTTCAAGTTCGTCTTGTTTTCTTTTCATTGTCTTCATAGATTCAGAAGCTTTCTTTTCTAGCTTTGGCTTTCTTCTAGCAGCTTTCATTTTTTCTTGTATTTGGTTTATTTTCTTAAGTAACATATCTACATTTTTTGAAGAAACATTATAAGCTCCCTCAGCTTTATATTTTTCTGCTTTTTTTATGTCATTTCTGTATGATATAAGTTCTTTTTTTATATTAGATAAATTACTTGACTTGTCAGTTATAAGATTACCCGCAGCTCTATAAGCAGTCACCTTTTCTCCACCTCTTTTTCTATCTTGCGGTTTTAAAGCAAGATAATCTTTTCTTATATCACTGTACCCACCTAATAAATCTGATAATCCTGCTACTTCTTTGTCTACAGCAGAAGAAAACTCTAATGCTTTTCTCTCTACCCATTCAGGATTTATCATTCTTTTAGGTAGCTTGGCTAATCCCTCATCTGTTATTTTACCTTTAAAAATTCCACCATCACGAAGCTGTTCTTTTGTTGCATACTTTTCACTAGCTCCTACCCCTGAATAAAATACACCACCTTGCTCTTCTTTTATTTCTTCCTTTCTTTGAAATATAGCATCTGGAAGATTTATTCCTTGTCCCCACATTTCTAAAACCTTAGGGTCTTGTGCTAACATTTCCTGCTCTCTTCTCTCTAGTAAATTAGGAAAGTATTGCATTGCGGTACTAGCCATATTAATACCGCCTTCAATTACTGGGCTTACAATTCTTTCACCTATAGCATCATCTATACCAACAGCTTTCTCAACAAATCTCTTTCCAACTTCCCCTGCTATTGCATAGTCTTCAGGTCTAGATTGGTATCCAAGAAGTCCTAATCCTCCTTTTTCCAACCCAAGAGAAGTTAAAGCAGCTACTTCTGATGGCACTTGCTTTACTTGTTCCCAATCTGGCAGCACATCTGAGGGAGCCACTCCAGAGCCACCTGCAATCCCTCTTGTTGCATACCTACTTATAGCTTCTAAGCTTCTCGGCCCATACATTATATCATCCCACCAAGTACTTTCGTCCTCTGGTTCTTTGGGAGCTTCAGACCACCCTACTGTTCCAGCTGGTACGTTTTCTCCAAATTCAGCAAGAGGAATTATTACTTCAGAACCATCAGCTTTAGTTGCATTATAATACTTAACACCGTTGTCAACAATGTAATCATCCTTATTAACTGACACTTTACCATAATTTTCACTTTGCACCTGTATTGTATTCCCAGGAGATATCTTCTTATCAGCCCAGCTTCCCTCAAGATACTGAGAACCTTCTCCTCCAGGACTTATTGCCCCTCGGCTGGTTACTCCAAGACCTCCACCTGTTGCTTTAGCAACAATAGCATCCATTCCATCACTTATAGCTTTTCTAGCAGCTTCTCTTTCTCCTACAGGTAATATAAAGAGACTTTTCATTTGCTCTTTATATCCAGCTAATTCAGTCTTATATCTCTCTTGATATATAGGTGATAATTGAGGAGCCCATCTATTTATCATTATGTTAGCAAAGTTATCTTTACTAGATGGGTCGTACGTTTGCCTCGCAAACATATCAACTTCTTTTTGCCTTGCTTCATCTAAATTGGTATAGTTATCGCTATATAAAAAACTAGATGTTATATTTTGCCTGTCTGTATAATCTTCTTTTCCTTTAGTAACTAGTCTAGCTCTATAAACATCTCTAAGATTATCTAAATCAGCTAAACCTTGAGTATTAAAACCGTCTAGCATCACCTCTGTTGTCTCCCAATCAGCTGGCGTAGCATCTCCAACTAAAACATTTAAAGCATCAGCTCCCCTGTCATATCTTTGCTTTCTAGCAGCTGATACAATTCTATCTTCTTCAAGAGACATTTTATATCTATGTTCATCTCTCTGTCTTCTCACTTCCCTATCTGCAAAAGCTCTATCTTTAGCGTCTTGTTGTCTACTGAACTCCATTTGTTCATCAAATTGAGATTGTTGTTGGTTTATCCTAGCAACATCAAAGGCTACTTTTTGCTCCCTCTCTTGCTGTTGATTATAAGCACTAGTAAGACTATCAACTACGTCAGACAAATTAGCAGATGTAGACTGATATGATTCTAGAGCCCAACCTGGTAGAGATACACCAGCCATAGGGTTAAATGTTTTTGTACTTATCTTAGCCATATTAATTCCTTTTATTAAAATCGAGTTTCCATTCCACCTCTATCGGGAGTATACCCTGCAGATGTTCCTCCTCCTTCACCAGCATATGTGCTAGGGTCTTGAATAGGTTCCCACATACTTCCATCCCATCTAAAAGATTGACCACCTGGGCCTTTTGCTATAGTGCCAGAGCTAGTTCCAGAATATCCTGGAGAGCCTGGAGGCCCATATAGACCAGAATCAGCAACTCCACGACCTTCTCCATATAAATCTACATTCGCCTGTTGATATTCTCCATAACCTGTATTGCCAGGAGTATCATCCATCTTTAAATCTCCCTGTATATTAGAGAAAAAACCAAAGGCTTCATCTTTTAATGCTTCCATTTGAGTTATGTTCGCTTTCTCAGCTCCCATCATAGCTCCGAATACATCATCAAACATACCTTGTTGAGCAGTAGTATACCCTATAAGACCTCTACCGCCTCCGCCACCTCCTGCAAATCCAGACGCTCCAGATGCAGTTGCCGCTGAAGGTATTCCCATATAAGATTGTTGACCACCAGAGATTGCACTTGCTATATCTTGTCTGCCTTGTTGCTTAGTTATATCTAATAGAGCAGTACTAAACTCTGGAATAACATCCTCGAATGCACTCCAGTCATACTGACTCATATCAACTCCAGGTAACAACTCCTCAAGAGTCATAGACCCAGCGTTTTGCGATGTTGTTATATTATAATCAGGCATTAGTAGTTACCTCCCTGTCCAAGCATTGGAGTATTAAAAGTTCCAGATAGCTGGTCGTAATAATTTTTACCAATTAATCCACGCATTAAATGTTTGTTTGATGGTGCACTTTGCCATGTTGGGTTCATATTTAATTTATTTCCCTGTAAATCCATTCCTATTTTAGGCTTAACATTTTCAAGGTCTTGCATTAACTTATCATAACCCATAGGTTGTAATGAGAAGTTTGATTGTAATTGTTGAGTAGCTTGCCCATATGTTGGAAAATTATCAAGCATTTCCTGATATTCTTGACCCATTCCTACAGACATCCTACCCTCTGGTACATTAGTCGAATGGTCTTTAAGTCTAAATCCGGGAGATGCTGATGGAGGAGCACCAACCATATATCCATAATTTTGCTGTGGAGCTTGTTCAAACATTCTAACACTTCCAACATCATTAGAGCCTTGAATACCTATACTTTGATTTAATTGCTCTTGCATAAAACTATCATCAACTACATTAGTAGGTAACTGTGGGCCAGAAAGTTTACCAGTCTCAAAATCACGAAGGTTAACCTTACCAGCCATGCCAGCTAAATCTTCATCAGACCACTTCATCACTTGACGTAGATTCATGCCTTCACGCTTTGCTGACCAGTCTTTTAGTGACTGTGTGCTAAGTAAATCTTTCTTAGCTTGCTTCCCGCTATCAGTAAATGCACTTAGGTAATCTTGAGTTGTTAAGTCTCCTTGAGTCTCACGAAGGGTTTTTAATCTATCTGACACACTTGTTGCAGCGTCTGTAGCACCGCCACCAGTCGCAGCTGCCATCCTTGCTTCACTCGCTGTTTTTAAAGAACCCAGCAAAGAAGAACCAGCTGCTTTTAGCCCAGACTTCATAGCATCATCTTTCATTAATGTATCAAGAGCTTCAAGCTGTAGGTCTTTCTGAGCCTCCATTGCTTCAGTAGCACCTCTGTCAAACCTCATCCCCTTTTCACCAGAGACTGTACCAGCCATATATTTTTTCATTAAGTCTTCTGATTCACCAACGCTAACACTTCCAGCTCCCATCTCTGCACCTTTAGCTCCTCCGTAAGCAGTAAGCAATCCTTTAGCTCCAGCTTTTAATAGAGGAACTCCCTTCGCAGCTTTATATAGAGAGCCCAATCCTGGCGCAACAACATTTAATAACGCTGTAGTCCCCCAGTCGGCTAGTACTGGTGCAGCAAGTTGTCCTAACCATTTTCCCCAGGCTCCTTTCCTACCCTTCTTAGTCATCTTCCTACCAATCTCAGCTTGAGATGCGGCTAAGCCTTTTTGAACGTCCATACGTTCTTGATTTATTTTAAGCATGGCAGCTCTTGGGTCTAGTGCCATAATAATCTCCTTTAAGTTATATTGTAATTTCTGTTTCCCAAACTGATGTTATCCACCAGTCAACTCCCCCAGCAATATCAGCGCTAGCATCAATTGTCATAAAAGCTACGTCTCCAGCTTCTATTTTAGTTGAGTTATTAAAATCAGTTCTATTAATTGTAAATGGAGTTAGCTCCGCTAAAGTTGACGGGTTATATGTAGCTGTAGAAACACTATCTTCAGTTGAATCTCCACTATCAATTTTTCCTAGTTTAAATACTATGTTTGCATTTGTATCTATTGAACCACTAATTATTTTAAATCTAACTACAATCTTATGTAGAGTCATATTATATGGAGCTAAATATCCAGTCTGTCTATCAACTTGAATAGTACTTTCCGCAGTACTATTATCCCATGGAAGATAGTGCTCATCCGTATGTATATCATCATAAAAATTATGTATAAAAGTTTTATAATCAGTAAATTTTCTAGTAAATTTTAATTCTTCTGCAGTTAATTTTTTATCAACATTAAGGTTACCATCAGAATTTAAATAAGTTTTCCATACTCTACCACCACTCTTAACTGCTAAAGATAAATCTTCTCCTCTTTTTTGCGATATATTTATTTGTCCCTCAGGCATTCTATCTACAGATATATTTGGATTATTTATTATTGAATCCTGTTTACTATTTAATATTCTCCTGGCAACTCTATCCATTATGTAACAACTCCTCTTGATATAACTCTATACTCTACAGTAATATCATTTATCTCAAGCACACCTGAAGTAGGTGGATTAAATTTAAATTGTATACTTTGGCAAGTTACAATACTATCTGCAGTAAATGTAGCTACATCCCAATCTGCTCCAGAATTACCAGTGCTCTCTAAGTAACCAGCGCCACCGGCATCTCCCTGTGGAGTTATGTTGCTACCAGTTGCAAAGTCACTAAAACTTTTAGTCCCATCCACAGCATATTCAATTGGAGTTTGCTGTTCAACTGTAGACCTATATGTAACAATAACTTTATATATTTTTTTCTTTAACCCTGGTTGCCCAAAATCTATATCCTTGGTTATTAAAACTTGACTGTCTTGAGCTTTTGGTATTGATAAATACTTTTGAAACGAAACGCTATCGGCATCCGATTGATACCCAATAACTAAATTATTGTTCCAATCATTAATAAAGCTTGTATAGCTTTCACTATCTGAAAATATATTTGTATGATAAGTCCACCCTCCAGTATTAAAACAGTACATAAATCCATTATTACTGCTAGTTGTCTTATCATCTGGCGAACCAAATAAAATTAATGAATTACTTAATGCATCATACCCAATCATCACGTCTTTCACATTTGCGCTACCATTGAAGTATCTAGACCAAGCGTTAATAGAAGATGTTGTGTTGTTTACTGCTATTTTATTTGTAAATAAATTAGTTGTTGACTGACCATCATACAAGAAACAACCAAACTCATTCACCCAAGCGACTCCAAATTCTGTCTTAGTCACACTAAATGAATAACTGACACCAGCATGCTGGACTGTTGATTCAAGAAACCAAGCAGAAGGATTTGGACTACTTATATTTATTACGTGTAATAAATTATGTTTAAATGCTAACAATCTATCTGCATAAGATTCAAGCGCTACATACTCTCCATAGTCTCCCTTGGACACATCTATAAAATTAGATTCTAAAAATGTATCAAACTTATTTATTTCAGAATACATTATTCTATCACCATGCTTAATTGACTCGTTGTTTTTATTCTTATGAGTCACGTTAGCAATAAAAGTTCTCCTACCAGAAATAACTGAAGCTTGATAATTATCTCCCTTTCTCCCAATAGATATAAAACCTTCTTCAGAGCTAAACCCATTTAAAGATGTATAAGTATCTACACTTGGGCCTTCTGAAATTAAACCAGAGACATAAAACCCATCACCAGTCTCATAAGTCCAAGGCGTATGGTCATCTAACATAGAAGTTCTAGCTCCTTTAACTATATCAATATCTAAAAATAAAGTCAAAGGGTCTGCAGAATTTTTTTGCCTTATATAAACTCTTCCTCCAGATATTCTACCATTGTATGCAACATCCCAAAACGTACTTACTTTTAAGCCTAGATTACCAGTTGTGTTTCCTGAAGATGGATATACTGCAGCGGCAAGAGAAGTTGTCGCAGCTCCATCGCCTACTATAACTGGTAAAGACTCCTGGCTTCCATCATATATAAATGTTTGCCAGAATTCCCAGTTATTCTCAGGCCATAATCCAGAGGAGGTATCTTCAGTTACGCCTATATTAAAAGCCTGACCTCTTTTTAAGATTGGAGTTGCGTCATTTCCATAAGTAATGCCCGTGACCTCCCTTCCATAATATCTTTTAAAAGTCACATTACCAGTCTCTAAAGAAGGCTTTATTGTAAGTAAGTATTCATCTGGCAAAGCTCCGCCTAAGCTATCACCTATAGTAATAACATCACCAGATTTAAATTGGTCACTACCAGCTCCATCAGTTACTCCGTCATCAAAATGAAAACTTGTTGCCAATGCATTAGTTATTGCTCCATCAAGTAAAATGTTTGTAGCGCTTCCAGAGCCAGGGCCTTTTATAGCATAGGATACACCTCGATTGTCTGAATTATAAAAATTTCCAGCTTGATTTGTGCCATCATGAGCATCATCTCCATTGTTACCGACTCCAGCGCCATTTAAAAATCCTAATGATATACCTCCATCATTAGCTGGTGATGAAAGATTATTGGGATGTTCTTGCCATTCAGAAAGAGTTATTCCCTCGTCTGCACCAAATTGATTTCTTTGTATGTATCCATACCACTTTACTATTGATGAATTTTCTTTGTTAATATTACAAACTCTTAATGCTTCATCTGCAAAATGAAATATATACTTAGCATCGTCTCCTTTAAGAGTAGGATTTATAGCAGATTTAGTCCATCCATCATTCTCAGAAAGACTAGGAGTCCCATCTGAGTCAGCTGTAGACTCATTGTAAGACCAAACATCTATTCCAAACGGCACAGCGCTAATTGAATCTGCCCTACCAAGAGCTACCAATTTATCTCCAGGAGTTCTTTGTACATTTATATATACCGTAGTATCACTATCAGTTTCATCAGTAACTCTTCTCCCTCTTAATACATAAGCAATATCATTCCCTCCGGCAAAAGTAAGAGTCACATTACTTCCATCCGCAGTAGCATTTACCTCACTTCCTCCACCTTCTATAGCATCTCCCAATTTAAACTGGGTTGAAGTTACTATTTGCTTTACATATGAATTAGAAGGTATTCCAGTTCCACTAACTGCTAAACCCACTGCTATATTAGCGTTCGCATCATGTGCAATTGTAGAGCTACCGTTAGTTGTGTCGCAACTATTATCTGTAAATGATATACCAGAACCAATATCTACTATATCTGAAATAGTAAATACGCCATCATTAGAATCAGAACCACTTACCTTTATATTGTCGCCAATTTTTATTTTATTGCCAGTATAGGTAGTATGGTCTGCTCCACCGTACAATCTCATATATTGTTGTGTTGGTACTGCCATTTAATTACTCAGTATGGTCAGTTTGGTCAACAGTTTCATATCCAGCTGCACCTGATTTTGCAAAACCAGAACTTGCTATTGTAGAAGGGTTAACAAATGTTATTTCGCCATCAGTATTATTACTACCATCACTGCTTTTATGTTGAATACTATGCTCAACTTCAAGACTATGGTCTGATTCAAAATAAAATAAATTATATCCTCCAGCTCCAACAATAACAGCTGCATCATCACCTGAGCCGCCCCTGTCTGCAATGTATTTCCCATCAGATATGCTACCAGTCCCATCAGCTCCAACTCCATGCCCATAAAGACCTCCCTGAGTTTTTATCTTCCCAACAGAGTCTATTGACATGTTATGTATTTCATGAGCTTCATCCTCGCTTATATCTCTAGGGTCTCTTAAATTATTCATTCCTCTAGCGAAACTTCTTAATGTATAATATTGTTTAGCCACTAAACCTCCAAGGCTCTCTTATACCAACCATACCAAAACTTTTCCATAGATACATTCTTGTAAACTATATGTCCAAATTTTAAAACCCTATAAGACCTTAGTCTATCTGGTTCTAAATTCTTACAAGCTGCTATAGTCTTCTTACCTACTCTGCCGTCAACCTCAATCTTATTCTTATTCTTACCATTGCAAGCTCTTTGTAAAACCCTGCCAGCTCCACGCATTCCAAAGTTAACACACATATCAAAATATATATGTCTTAAATTCTCTGGTATGCTTTCAGCTTTTGAAGGAATCCAGTAATTATCCTTGTATATCTTCTTGGCATCTTCCTTTGTTAATGATTTTATATCAACTCTTGGGAAAGCTCTCTTAGATATACCGTACTTTGTTTCACCACCAGGGTCTTTAGGGTCGTTTACGTATCCACCTTCTTTTTCGATGACATCATTTATTATGTCTTCAAATTTCATTAGAACTTCCAGAAAAGTTTTACGATTGCAGATACAACGTCCATGCATTCTTTTGCAATTTCTTGCTTTTCTTTTGCACTCATCTTGCCATCTTTCATAGCTTCGTTGTACTTTTGTGCGACCTCTTTTAATTCCTTTAAAGCAGGTCTGTACTTTGTAGCAACTAATGTAGCTACACCACCTAGCATAATAGCGATTAGGTAAGCTGCGTTACCCCAAGTTAACCATTCCATTTAAGACTCCTTAATCTTCTTTGTTTTTAAATATAAATAATAAATTTGTATTGAAAACATAACGCACATTAATAGGCCTGATATAATATCTGTCCAATATACAACTCCCAACCCTGTACTTATTCCAGTCACTTTTAAGCTATCCATTATCTTTCCTTATATATAATCTGTATATCGCTACCCACAGGAGTATCGCACATACTGAATTGAATATTACCGGAGACGCTTGTCTTAGTGGCATCAGGATAAATATCGCTACTAACCACGAGATAATTATTGCTCCCCATTTGTCTTTTAACATTAGCGCTTCCCATTTACCCTACTTAAACTTCCTTTAATCTCAGATACTTGATTATCTAAATCATTAATTTCTTTTGTGATGCTATCAAATTTTCTATCGAGCTTGTCATCACTTTGGTTCCATCTATTAATTAATTTAATTATCATACCTTCCATATTTTCAAGAGTTTCACTTTGACCCTTGTTTTCTACTTTTAAATTTTGCAAAGCTTCTGCTTGCTCATTTCCTCTTTTGTTCATAGAGTAAACCATAAAACAAAACATGGCTCCCACTACGCCTATCATACCGGCCTCTGAATAAACTGCTAAAAAATCCATTATTCTTCCTCATCTTTACAATCGTTACATACTCCATTTAGAGCTTGATGAATAGGCTTATCACATTCTATACAATGAAATGGCATCGGCATTATTTATTCCTCATTGTTAAATCAATATAAACTTTTAAATCAGACTTAATTTCTGCGTTCCACTTTTTTAACTTACCCATCTCATCCATAATTATATCTAATCTATGTTGTAAGTTTTCATGCTTCTCATCAAACCTTTTTAAAGTGTCTTCTACTTTTTCCTTTAAAATAAATCTTACTACACTATATAAGGCAAAACCCAATCCAATACTAATTGCAACTGGGAATCCTAATTCTTGTATTAATGTTATAATATCAGAAGTCATTATATCTTTCCCACCAATTTCATAAAATTAACATAAGCTTTTAAGTCTTTCATTATTTTCGTTTCTTTCTTTTTTTCCCCCAACTCAGAGGATTTAGATTTAATTCTTTTTGATACCATTCTAATTGTTCCTGCATATGTGCAATTTTAACTTCTTCTTCAGCTATGTGCTTACTGACAAGTTCATTAATGTTGGTGTCAGCAAGTTCCACTCTGCGTTCAAGCTCTCTAATTCTATTCTCAACTTGTAAGTACGAATACACAAGTCCAGCGACAAGTACAAGCACCTGCCCGGCCCATTTAAGATTAATAGAGACAACAGTATTGTCTCCCACCACAGTAGCTCTATAGCTCCTTGCCGTTTTAGGTTTCCCCTTATCATCAGTCATCTATTTCATCTTTTTTAGGTAGCATTACAGAATGTTCATATCTATATTTAGGGTCACCAAAGAAATCAGAGAATGTTACTGGTACATTTTCCTGAGCAGGCCTACCAACTTCAGGCAATTCAATCGGAATATTAGCATTGCCACCACTAGAACCACCAGACATGGGGACTCCTTGGTTGCTAAACATCCTATCATGACCTATTTCACCTTGCTTAACACCTCTATCTTCTAGCATAAAATCAGGCAGTTGACCATAGCCCATGTCATTTTCAAATTCTTTTAATAGTTCCATCTGTTGCATCATTTGTAATAAATTTTCTATACCCATAATTATACCTAAGGTTTATAATACTTAAAAAAATCTTCTATATTTTCAGTATCTACAACTATAAAAATTGGAGATACAATATCATTTCCAGTTCCAGAACCTCCAACAATCGCAAATTCATACCCACCTTCTTGATAAGGACTACTTAAAGTATCATTATCAAATAAGTGCAAGAAGGATGTATCGCTCCACACTGAAACGAATACAGCTTCCTCTAGCTCTTCAGCTTCAATTCTTCTATTATTATTAGCATCTACAACATCTCCAACGCTACTCATTCTGTGACTTTGACTTGGGAATCTACCCATGCCATAAAACTCTACCTGCTGATTATACCACATCTCTGCAGACCTAACTATCTTATCTAAATTTCTCTTTGTTTGCTTTGCCTTAGCGCCTTCACCGATACGGCTAAAAGCAGGAGCGGCAGTAGAAGCCAAAGTAGCCATGAGAGCCAGGGTAACAGCAAATTCAGCAAGAGAATTTCCTCTATTCGAACCCATACTAACCTCTGTATACTATAGCAGTATCGTTAGCACCTATTGTAACTGCAGACCATCTACCATATATTGTACATCCCTCTGGAACTTCAACATTTGAAAGAGTGTCACCTAAATCAGTATCTACTGAAGTAGCTGATACTGTTCCACTTGCCGTGTTATCTGCAATTACTTCAGTACCCACAAGTACTGTTATTGCTACATATGTATGAGCATTAACCGTAGCATTACTAACTATATCCCAACCTGCTTGACCAAGCTGAACATTTAATGCTTCACTTTCTGTGTATTTACGTATTGACATATTATTTCCTAATTTATTTCTGTGGCAACGCCATTAACTAATTTATGCTTGCCAACTTTAATTGGCCCAATTGTATCTGAATGTTCTTTTTTACATTCATCATCATAACTGGACTGAGCGGTAATAAAAGAATCAGTCCTTTTAACCACCGCTCCGTCACTTGTCACAATATAACTCTTATTCTGCGCATCAAAGCTAACTGTCTCTGTATCACTAAATTTATATGATACATTCTCTTTAGTTCTTGGCTTAAAGATATAAATCTTATGCCCTTTGGTACACTTACGAACAAGCATTATGCCTCCGCTTCAGCCTCTTCTTCAGCAGGTTCAGCTTCGAGAGAATCCCGAAGTTTATTGATAAATGCTTCTTTACCAACTTCTAACTGGTCACGCATAAACTGATTAGTATTAATCTTGCCTTGCATATCGTTAATGTGGTTTAATAGCATTTTTTCCTCATCGGTCATCTCGTCAATGACATACTCTTTTTCATCAAGAGTAAGGACTGCAGGCTTTTCTTTTTCTTTTTTAGCCATTATGTACTCCTTTGTTTGTTATTGTTAAAGTGCTTTTAAATCTTTTTCTAATTGCTCCATATCAGCTTGTTCTGCTTGTGCTTCAGATGCTCTATCTTTACATTGCTGTATTTGATTAGCAACATCGCTTAGATTGTAAGACTGAACAGAATCATCTAGTGCTTTACCACTACTTGGGTCAAACTGCTTTCTAACTAGCTGTAATTCATCGTGTGATTGTTCAGCTTCAGCTGCTCTCACAACATTTCCGTCATCGTCTTTCACTTCAGAAACTGCTGCTCGGTCAACCACTTTAGCTTTTTTTACAGACCAGCTCTTAGCTGATTTCATTGCTTTGTAGTTTTTCATTTACTTTTCCTCTAATTGTTTCTTGAGCGATTTTACTTCAGCAGATAGCTCTTGAACTGCTTTAATTAATGGTGTGATTAATTCTGTTTCACCAAGTTCTTGCATACCATCTTTGTTTTCTTTCCAAACTGGAAACTCTGAATGACCTGCTTTGTCCATTGCATCTTTAACTTCTTGAGCAATAAATCCATAATGTTTTCTATCGGGATTTTTACGCTCTGTCACACTAGAGTCATGTTGTTCAAACTCTTGAGGATATTCGCTTGGTGCTTTTTTCTTAAAAGTAACTGGTCTTAAATCATTTATAAAATCAAGACCTAATTCAGAATCTTCTATATCTTTTTTAATTCTTCTATCAGATGAATGTGTCCATGTAGCATTTTCACCAAAATCATTAGTAATATAATCTGAATCAACACCTATTCTAACTGTTTCAGTACCAGCTCCTGCTAATCCACCAACTCCTGCACATAAAACTATTTCATCTTCTACCCCACTAGCAGATGCATTAGCATCTCTACCAATGTAAGTATTATATCTACCAGTTGTCAAAGTAGTTGCTGAGTTATAACCTATACAGGTATTTGCTAACCCAGTAGTGATATTTGCACCTGCTATACCACCAGCTACAGTATTCCCATCTCCTGCTGTTAAGCTTTCACACGACCTATACCCGAGAGAAACATTATATACAGCTCCTTCTAAATTTCCTGGCATACTAGCCCCACCTACTGCTGTATTGTATTCTGATTTGGCATCTGTCCACGCTCCATTACCCGATGCCCAACCTATAAATGTATTATAGTCTGAATCATTTGAATTGTTACCTGCATCAGTATTGGTCATCGCTCCCTGACCGATAGCAACATTACCTATTCCAGTTGTATGAGTTGCCAAAGCTCCAACTCCAATAGCTATATTATTATTACCAGTAGTAAGTTCTTTCCCTGCTTGATAGCCAACTACGGTATTTGAGTCGGCAGTTGTAACATCTTGTAATGCCTCATACCCGATTGCGGTATTTTTCTGACCTTCTGTAATAGACATACCTGCTTGATAACCTATAGCTATTGTTCCATCAGAGTCTCCATGATTGATTGCCCCACCAGCATTATTACCTATTAAGACACAGCCAACTGAGCTAGTCATAGCATCACCAGCATTGTGACCAATCGCAATATTGTTTTCTCCATCTGTTACATCGTGAAGAGCCTCAACTCCGATAGCAATATTCTTTTCACCACTTGTAAGACCATACAAAGCACTTGATCCTAAAGCCGTATTGTGACTACCTGCTCCACTTCCATTTTTTATCGTGTGATTGCCTACGGCAACATTCTTTTCACCTGTATTTTGTAACCCTGAATTATACCCTACATAAGTATTGTTGTTATTATTAGTAACAGCCGAACCTGTTTGATATCCTATAAAAGTGTTCGACACTCCTGTTGTTAGTGAATCACCACATTGATAGCCAATCGCTACATTTCCAGCACCTGAAGTAAGCTCAGTAAGAGCATTGTGACCTATGGCTACTGTGCCAGTAATGTCGTTACCAGCAGTTGCATCTAAAGCTTGAGCACCTATAGCTACAGAATGTTTTAATGCTCCAGTCCCACCCCTACCAGTGTATGTTCCTACAAAAACATTTTCAGCAGCATTTGAATTATTTACTAATTGACCTGCTCCCCATCCGACCGCAACATTATTATTTTCTCCACCATCTGCTGTCTTCAATGCTTCAGCTCCGACTGCAGTATTATAACTATTAGTTGTAGCTGCAAGTAAAGCACTTTTACCAAGTGCAACATTGTCATCACCACTTGTAATGGCACTTAAAGATAGATTTCCTAGAGCAATATTACCTGCAGCTCCATTTAAAGCACCATCCATTGAATAGTTACCAATAGCGATATTTTCACTAGAGGCTGCATCAGCCCATGCTCCTCCAC